TGCATTGGATGTTGACCCCATCATGCACTTGCCCACAATCTTGCTACCAACACGCAAACAAGTCTTGGTCACACGCCAATTATTCAGTATGTTATTGGGCTTCAGCCATTTAGCCGATTCATCGTGAGAAAGAAATAATAACTTTTCTCCATCATATGAGTTGTCTTCTGTGTTTCTCCAGTCAATGGTAGTATCTAAGCCATCCATCTCGTCTACCTTTAGCTTGTTCATGTTCTTCTTGGTAATCTTGGCGGCAGGGACACGGTATGCTAATTCTGTTTTTGGCTTATCCATACCATCCATCACCGGCTTGAAGAAAAATGGTAGCTTACTATTAATAGGGACTACCTTGTCGGTAAACATCTTCTTGGCATCGATACCGGTCTTTGATAGTATACCAATCCTTGCGTCTCTTGCCAACGTAGCCAAGTTTACTACCTCGGACGAGCACATAAACGAGAAGCCCGAACGTCTTATCTTCAAGTATATCATACCAAAGCATCTTGGGTCTGCCTTACATGCTTCCCAGTAGATAAAGAATATTCTATTGGCTTCACGATAATCAGGATATCCAACGTCAATACTAGACCATTGCAGATACATCCAGTGACTACCGGTCATATAGGTAGGATCGCCACCATTCATGAACCAATAGCCTTTCTCTCTGTATTCGAATTGCTTTTCAATGTAATCAATCCAAGCCTCTTTGAATGCCGTAGCCATGGTATTCCATTGGAATATGCTCTGCACTCTTTGCAGTTCTTTAGGATATTCTTCTCGCTCCCAGTATTGGTCAGCGTGTTTCTTATCCCTAGCATAGATATCTTCAGGCACACCGGGAAGCGCTATTATCAACCCCGATATGTTTATAATATCACCAACAGTACCATCCTTGGATATAACAACCATGTCGTAAGTCTCACTATAGCCGTATCGCCACGCCTTTAACGTGTTCTTGTGCTTCATGGTGTCTTTCGGCACGTAGTCTTTCAGTACTGTGTAAAGACTATTTAGATCTTCTTTCTGCGAATCCACGTTTGCTGTCTGATTTTTTAGCCCCTTGTTCTTCAATATCAATATCTTCTTTCTCCGATGTGATTCGGTTCAAGATATCGAACGCATCAAATATAGCCAACTTCTTGGTCGCTGCTGCATTCTTTAGTTTGTCGGCAGCCAATTCATCCTCTTCACCTGGTTTAATAATCTCTTCTTCGGCTACCTTTATCAGCCTTTCCACTGCTGCATACCCAGCTTCTATGATTCTCAATTTGATTTCTTTGTTGTCTCTCATAGCTTTATAGTTATTTGGTGGTCAAATATTCGGTATAGTTTCTCGCCATCTACTTCAAACTCGTACTCGCTTTCCGGCTGGAAGCATACGATATCTCCTGGGTATACGCCTTTGCTTATTAGGTATTGGTTTGGATATACCATCTGGCCCATCAGCGGTTCTTTGCTGAACGGCTTAAATATGTATGATTCTTGTGCAGGTATGGGTCGAACGAAACAGTATCTGTCGTATGAGTACCATGCATCATTGCGTTTGAATAGGAAAAACTGGTCAGGCTCGATGAAAAATAAATCTTCACGAAAGAAACTTTTCCCACTCTTTCGATTTCCCCTGATGTCGTTGTAGAATTTAAAAACATTGTGGTGTACTAATAATATATCTCCGGGAGCAATTGGCCCCTTGTATCCACGAGGTACTTCTATAACCTCGGCTTGCCTATTTGAGAAGTTGTGATCCTCCTCGGAAGTACTAACGATAAGCTCAATTCCGCCTATCTCTTTGGTGTTGTTGTATCGTTTTCCTTCTAGTGGCTTTGCAATAAAGTAGAATGGTGACTGCATCAATAGTTAATATTGTATTCTATAGATACAGGTATATTGGAGGAAAACTCCTTCCAAAGGACAACTTCTTCCTTTTGGTTTATAATATAGATTTTTATTGATTGTTTCCTGTCGTCATACTTGATTAGGTGTATTTCATTACTTTCATTAAGCACTTTTTGCCCAACGATGTAATGCATAGCCCCGTTCTTGTAATCTGGACCAACCGCTATTTTCCTGATATCCATAGTTCATTTGATTAGATTTAATTTAAAAAGTTTTATTACTGGAGCTGCCAGATGTTCACCTCGGCTGATGGCGTATTGCTCCATCCACCCAAGTTGGTGTGCGGATACAGACCACCGGCATTCGTTCCCGAACTGTCGCGCATGATTTCAAACGATGCAGTAGTGCCAGCAGTTGTGATATTGATGGGGAAGGTAATCTCGTATGGAGAACTCAAGTTAGGAGTATCCAAATGGAACGCCTTTACCGCCCCCGATTGAGTGCCATTCACTAAAAATCTGAACAACAAGATGGCTGTACCGCCTGATGAACCTTGACGCTCAACACTTCCGTACCCGTTGATCAGATACAACCCAGTTTGGTTGAAGGTAATCAAGCCACCTGATGATATCATCACAGCATCGCCTGACGATCCTTGAGCCGCACCGAAAGTCACTTGCTGTGCTGTGTTCAACGCGCTTGGCGCTTGAGTCACGGTGGACTGAGCAGCCAACACAGAAGTAAATTCAAAAGTATCAGCAAATAAGGCAGCAATGCTACCCAGAGTATAGTTCTTAGTCTCGTTATTTGATGACGTTTCCGTTCCAATTAATTTATCTGATACAGAAGGAGAACTGTCTATGTTATACTGTGAAATTTTCATCTTAGGTTAGGCTTAATAAGTATAGTGTTTTATAAATCAATGCCGACATTTCATCCAAAATATTCTGCAAGCAGGTCGGATAGTTGTCTCTTTCGCTATCAATGGTCTTAGCCATTGACTTTAAATGCGTGATAGCATCTTCAGCGGTTGAAGCAGGAATGGAGATGTCCAATCTACCATAGTAGCCAAAATAGGACTCCGTAAAGCTATCAGTCAACTCTAGTATGCCATCGTAGTAAGCGTTCAGTGCCTTGTGCTCAGCGAATGATTCTGTTTTAAGATGCATTAAGTGCATCATGTCTCTTGACTGGAAGAGAGTGCCTATGAATTTTGCAGGTGCCATTATTGTTTTTCTTTCTTTTTTACTTCTCCAGTTTTTAAATCGATAACAGCGTCTTCGCCATACCGATCTACCAAAAGCCTTTCGTGGTTGGAGAACTTCTCACGCAAGGCCTCAATTGCATTTAACGTAGAGTGCTTCTGTATTTCAATGTCAGCAATGGACATCTTTAAACGAGTGTACTCTGCATTCATTTGTTGGATTGCTTCCAACTCTTCTTGTGTTAATTTCATTGGATTAAATTTCAATACAAATATATGCCTTTTTATAAAAACAAAAATCCCCCTGTTTTTGCAGAGGGACTATCTTGTTACTTGGTAGATTTTTTCTTCTTGGCTTTGGGAATTTCCATCACCTGGTATTGGGTCTTGCCTGCTATCTTAACTGCTTTTAGCAATTGGTTTCTATTGCCGGCAGCATTGTAAGATACATGCACCCAGTCAGGATTGGACTCATCTCCAAACTCCCAAATCATTTGGTCGAACTGCAAGTTATTTGCAATGTAAGCAAACACTTCTGCATTCTTTTGGTCCAAATCAATATCAACCGCCTGGCCAACATTGTGCTGACTAGCCTTTGCTCCACCAACCAACTTGTTCAAGTCAGCGGAACGGTAGCCGCTACTGATTTTAATTGGACAACCCAAACCTTCTCTCAAAGGTTCAAGTACTTTTTCGCAAAGAGTTGTTAGATTTTCTAACACTTGTGGATCTTTGGGTACGTTTGGTATCCCGTTTTTAATTGCAGTTTGACTGTATGTCAACTCACGCAAAGTGAAATTTTTAGAAATATTCATGGCTATTATCGTTTAATAATCAGCAAAATAAGCAACAAAGCAGCCACAATTGCAAGCCACCACTTATATTCTTCCTTCTCCTTGTATACAATTCGAGGCTTGGTAGTAATGGTTTTTGTTTGTATTATGGTCTTTGGTTCTTGAGTAATGATAGTCTTGATGGTGTCTTTCACTCGGATGATCTTCACCTTAATCCCACCGGTATCGATGAATATTGTGTCGATCTCTTTAGTAATATAGGTCTTTTCAAAGTAAATTGAATCCCTAACTTTGATGGTGTCGGTTATAGTTATAGTATCCGGATGACAAAGCTTCGGCTCTTTTTTGCACGCCTGCTTAATGTGCCATTGTGAAGAGCAGGAAGATAGCAATATTGCTATAATTAAATATCTCATTCTTTATTTTGTTTGGTAAACTTCTCGGCTACGGTACCTACGCCATAAGCAATTGATATAAACTCAACTGCTTCGATGGCTTTGTCTGATTCGTTGTAGAACATATATACTATCAACGAAACAAATCCTAAAGCGCCCAACACTCTTTTGTGTGAAACTCCGCTAGAGGATCACACCATATCTATCAGAAACTTTTTCATTATCCTTGTCCCCTTGATAGCTTCACGTAGTTCTTGCTTTGCTTGGTATTTCAGATTGCGGAACTTTAATCTCCATCATCATGCCACCATCAAAGCGTTTGATTTCCTTACCATTATTGAAGACAACGATGGTTGGTACGGCCTTTACTTTTAACTGGTCTTTCACTTGTGGTGGGAATTTATCTAGCGATAAGTAATGGTACTTAACACCGGGTGTATTCACCCATTTGTAAGTCTTACTTTTATTCCACTCGTAATTAAGCTGAACAACTGTCTTCCCAGTTGATAGGTCCGGCATTGAAGCAGGTTGTGGCACAGGTTGTGAGTTCTTGATAAACAATAAGCTTATCAAAGCAACTATCAAAACAGTAGCTATAGTTTTCATCGCATTAGTCTTTCTTCCATTTTTTCAAGACGCTGGTCAATCTTATCGACCTTTTTCTCTATGTTGTCCACTGTAGTACGAAGCAACTGATCCTTGAGCTCATACTCTTCTTTAGTTACAGCAGGCTTAGGAAGTTGTTTAGCCTCTTCGATATCAGCAGATAGTTTGTAGTAAACACCCATCGTGCTAATTACTCCAGCGATAATCACAATTAAAAACTCTAATGTGATATTGAACTTGGTTGATTTATCTAATTCTAAGGGTTTCATTGTTCAAATGGGATATGATAGGTTGTATTTCGGTAGCGAAGTGAGCCACTGCACTTATACCGCTAACTGCGGCTAAACTATCGGCTGCGGAATCGTTAAAGTTTTTCATTAGTATGGGAATGGTGGTGAGGGTTTAGGTGCATATTCGCCTTCGGGAAGGTCTAATATCCAAGCCCATTCGGTTTGGGCAACTGTTTCTTTTTGTTGGTCGCTAAAAAATGTGAACCAAACATCGTTAATATCTTGAACACAATTGAAACACTCGTAAGGTGCGAAGTGTTTACCTTGTATTTGTTCGTATTGCGATTGTGTGAGTATGTAGCCTATCATAATTTTAAACATTTCTACTTAAACTTACTTGGAAAGCGTTTACCGCAGTGTAAAAATTACTTGCTTCGGTGTCTGTTAAGCCATCACCGATTGAGGCAAAGGCGTATTGTCTATTAGAAAAATATCTAACATTACTCGCGTTTAGTGCGCCCACCAAAACATTATTTGACCCAGTGTTATTAGATGTGTTTGTAATTATTTTTAAATTACCATTTTGTGACGCTCTTATTTCTGATGAATTTACTCGATTTGAAATGAATAACCCCAAAGAATTTACACTATTTGATACCCCAGCGTTGTCATTATGAATTCTCGGATAAAATGTGTTAAGATATTTTGCATAAATATTTGTTTCGTTTGACGATGCGGTATTACATCCTATATCACACATTAAACCATCTGAATTAGTCCTTGAATAAATACTTAAATGTGCTGAATTTAATGATAAATTTACATTATCTGACAAACCCGTATCCATATACCCAGTCGTACCATTACCCGTAATCCCCGTACTTGCATAAGTCCAACCTCCACTAAAATTACCTGTAAAACTTGAACTCTTTAAATTTTGCGCACACGCTGCCGAACTTGCCCCAACCATTGGGTAAATTGCTTTCATCTTACTCCATATTGAATATGACTTCATATCCAATACTAATTGGTTAACCGCAGTTTTCTCGGTATTGGATAAAGACCCCCCTGCCGTAGTTACTCGGTCAAAGAACGCCTGTGCATCTGTGTCGAAAAGCGTTGTAACTGATATTGTATTTGAATAGCCTGTTATCATAGTGGAGGAAATGGTGGTGAGGGTTTAGGTACGTACTCACCTTCAGGTAAAGTAAGTATCCAGTTCCATTCGGTTTGTGATATTTCTGCTTTGTCTTGGTCGGATAGAAACAAAAACCAAATATCATTAATGTCCTGTACGCAATTAAAAAACTGACTTGGCGAGTAATACTGACCTTGTATTTGTTCGTAGATTTCGGGTGTTAAAATGTAGCCTATCATAATTTTAAACATTTCTAGATAAACTTACTTGGAAAGCGTTTACCGCAGTATAGAAATTACTTGCTTCTGTGTCGGTTAAGCCGTCACCTAATGAATAAAATGCTATTTGATTGGTGCTAAAGAATGAAGGACTACCATTCGCATTAAATCCGCCTATATAATAATTTAAAGTTGGCAATGTTCCTGTTGTTGCTGATGTAGAAGAAGCAAGTTGCGTAGAATTTCTAAACAATTTGTGACTACTTGAAGATGATCTTGAGGCTAAAACAAATCCTGTTGAAGGTCCACTTGAAGAAGTTAATCTTGAAACTGTATTATCAAACAAATCACTTATCCAACCAACACTAAAAGCATAAGGAAATAAAACCATCCTTTGTAAAGTTGCTTGCTCTACGCCAAAAGCCACTGTATTACTAATTGCTAAATTGGTACGCAGATAAACAGAATTATGTCCACTACTTAAAGTTAAATTAGAAGCGGGTGCAAAATTCGTATCCATATAAGCACTTGTACCATTCGGAGTTACCCCCGTACTGGCAAAAGTCCAACCTGAACTAAAACTACCTGTGAATGATGATGATTTTAAATTCTGTTTACAAGCATCAGCACTTGCTCCAACCATTGGATAGATGGCTTGCATCTTACTCCATATAGAATATGACTTTAAATCCAATACTAAGGAATTGACAGCTTGTTGTTCAGTAGTGGTTAAGCTACCTCCAGCAGTAGTTACTCTTGAGAAGAATGCACTAGCATCTGTATCGTACTCTGTACTTGCTCTAACACGATAATAGTATGTAGTATTTGATGCAAGCCCTGTAACCGAATAAGATGTTGAATAAACAACCTTATCCTGTAACACATAACTTGAGAACGAACTATTAAGCGATACGTCTAACAAATAGTAAACAGCACCACTATATGCGTTCCAGTTTGCTGTGAACGAACTATCACCAACGCTTGTAGCAGCAGTTGCTACAGGCACTGTGAGAATTTGCGATGCTACTATACCGTGTGTTGCTACAATCATAACTATGCAGTGATGTCCCCAAAGAGGTAAGCCTCAGTCCCACTAATGAAAACTAATGTTGCTCCACTATATTGACCACTAAGCTTTAACTTACCACCATTACTTCTTATCGTCATACTAGCTCCTGCTACAACAGTAGTCTGTCCAGCACCATACTGTGATAAAAGAATCTGTGTCCCTGCGGTAAATACCGATGCAGGTACGGTTAAATTGTTCGCACTTGCTACGTTCATCTCTACCAATTTATCCGCATCACTTGCAACCAATGTGTAAGAGGCAGTTTGTCTGTTAGCGGTTATTGTCTTGTTGGTCTTGCTGTCAAGCTGTGTTTGGATTGAAGCACTAACTCCATTTAAATATCCAAACTCGGTGTTATCTACCGCCCCAGCCCCAATTGCAGTTGCATCAATCCCTGTTGCAGGCGCTACAGATATGTTGCCACTACCCAATAATGAGGTAGAGTTAATAGTCTTGATATTTGTGCCGCTGACCAATGCCGCTTGCTTACCATTGAAAGTACTCCAATCAGTAGAACTTAGCTTACCTGTATTGGATGAGCTAGCCACAGGAATATTTATAGTAATGGTACCGGCAGTGGTTACTGGTGAATCAGTTACGTTTATATCTGTACCGCTAGTACCTGTAGTTAGACCTACCGATGTAACGGTTCCAGAACCTCCACCACCACCGCCAGTTGCTGTAATGGTAATAGTATCTGTTCCATTGTCGGTAATAGATATACCGCTACCAGCAGTTAACTGCAATGCACCAGTCAAGCCCTCTAATGAGCTAACGCCTGAACCGCTACCACCTGTATACTGAGGGATGTTCAATGTGTTACCAATCAATGTGGCAGCACCGCTAGATCCTGTAGTAGTTAATGTCAACGATCCTTGCTTAGCGTTTAGCTGAGTTTGGATAGCAGACGTTACTCCGTTTAAGTATCCGAACTCGGTATTATCAACTACCCCTGTACCAATCTTAGCAGCGTCAATACCCGTGGGCATATCCGAAGCAGCCAAGTCAGCACCGGCAGTAATCAAACCGTTAGCATCGTAAGTAATCTTTGTTTTTGTGGCCCCAGTAATAGCAGCGTTTGCTGTAAGCTTTAGATTTAAAGCGTTCTGTGTAGCCGTTGATATAGGTAAAGATGCCGGAGCAACCTTCTTAGTTTGACCAGCACTGGTATCCTGGATAATCATCCAGTCTACTGCCGGGTCTATACCTCCAATGGTATTGAGGTCGTATATAAAAATATCTGCCATGATTATGGAGCTGTTGTTGTTACAATAAATCTATCCCCTGAATCAGTAACCAAATAATCGCCACTGTCAGCAACCAATAAACCAGAAACCAAGACAATAGCTTTTGTCTTAGCCCCACGGATGAAGTTTGCAATAGCGATTACCATAATGCTACGATGTCTGTTGCATTTGTGTCGGTTGCCCAAACACGTAATACTTGCACAGGAACGAATGATCCTGCGGTTAACCCAGCGAATATAACCGTGTCGCCACCGGCAGTGGTTACTTTGATATCGCCATCACCACCAATGTATAGTACGCACCCATTATTGCCCTTGCCATCTTGAGAAGATACACTAGGAATATCAGCTGTATCGCTGGGTGTTACTGCCGCTGCGCGGTATGCTTGTAGTTTCTGGTAAGCCATTATTTTTCTTTATTATAGGGGAATATTCTGTTTAATGCGTCTTTCCTCTGTGAGCAACCGCATGGTTTGCCAGTAGCTTTAGCCACAGTATCTACGACTTTCTTGATCCCGGTGGCCGTTGTGATCTTCTCAACTGTGTCACCTAATCCTTTGCTTTTGCTTTGTTCCATGTCTGCAAATTTATGTATTTTTCTTGATTATACTTTCGACACTCTAGCACCCATGCCTACTCGGCTTTTCTCAGCCTTCTTCGCAGCCAGTTTGCTAGGACTTATTTCAGATTTTGTCTTGGGAGTCTGAGCCGATACCCTCTTGCTTGGCCTGCAATACTCGTTTTTACCACCAGCACCACACGCCTTGCCACTCTTTGTATCCACCCACTTCTCTTTTTCCCATCTCTTTAAGCTCGTACCTGCCTCACCCTTGCGTACACTGCCCGACTCCTTGCGGCACTTGGCAATAGCCTGAGATGCCCTGGCAGAAGGGAACACATCGTATTGTGCTTTGACCTTTTTGTAGCAAGCGTCTTTCATTAGTACTTACCTCTTCTGCTTTTGGGCGATGGAGTGGTAGACCCACCCGGCCCGGCCCATAGGTTTTTGCATGCCCAATATCTGGGCGTTAACTTGTCATTGGCTGTGTCACAAGAATGGCGTGCTTTGAAAGACTTGCGTGCGGCAGGGGAATAGTTATTTCCGTAGCCCTTTGCGCCAAAATGCAGGAGCTTCTCCTGGCCATTAGCACATGCCTTGACCATCTTCTTCTTACCCGGTCTGTCAGAGGGAACCGGGCGATTGCACGCCATCTTGGACTTGTTAGCCATTAGTAGCCTTTCTTTTTGGCCATTACAACTTTCTTAGCACCTTCCATCATTTTCTTGGTGGCACCAGTTTTAGCAGCAGGAGTCTTACCAGACTTCACTGTCACTGATTTTTTAATTGTAGCTTTCATGATTGTGTTATTTTTGCATCACAAATGTAATAAAATTTAATTAAATGAAAGCACCACACTACTCCTTCATGAAATACTGGAGGGTCGTTAGAAAGTACGCACTGATGAAGTACGACCTAAGCCAAGAAGATCTAGACGTTCTGTTCTATATCCACGATGAAAAGTATTTTAGCAACTACAAGTTTGAACAGTATGAGAAGCTGATGTCTTGGGACAAAGACAGACTGAAAGACTTATGCAAAAGAGGATGGATTAACAAATTGGCCCCAGGGAATAAGTATGGCCAACGAAATGTCTACGAAGTGACCATGAAAACACAACGGGTCGTCACCAATATCTATAAGATTTTAAATGGTGATGGCTACCCCACCATCAGTCAGCGTCTCACACGCACGCATAGACGCTATTTAGAGAAGCGCTACAAGCGTTTTATCGTCTCGCTGATAGAGGAGCTCAAAGAAAACAAAAAGAAGCAAGCAGAGATCGATGCTGCCAACGAAGCCGAACGTCTACGCAATGAGCGTGTACGAAAGCTTAGAGGACAATAACAACGTCTCGCTCCTGGATGATGGTGTACTGATGATTATTGATGACCATAGTAAAGCTGTGGCTCTTGTCGTAGTACACCACGTCCTTCTCGTTGATCACACTCACGTCCGTACCGGGCTTTATCACCTTGCCCTTCTTATATCTAAACGCTTCAGCGTCTTTTGCCGATAAAAGCAGACCTCCGTCTGTCTTAATCTCCTCCTCAATGTCGGAGACCACTATGTACTTACCGATGGGTTGCATATGATTATGATTGTTTTGTTTGTTTGTTTGTTTGTTTGTAGTCAGGGTTTCTCACCCATAATGTGCTTTGGATGCGTCTACCATTCCGCCACCTGACTATAAAACCCCAGCAGTTTCTGTTGATCAAGCAGACTTACTGGGGGGTGTTACTAGTTATACCCTAAAGCTTTCCTAGTAACTCGAATGACCATCAGGCAGATCTTACGGGATGCTAAATGGTACATAACCTATGGATAGTATCCACAGGGGAGATCTTTACTTTAATCCCTTGGCGATTCCTTTTACCGCATACATTTGAGCCGTTTCCAGATGCTCCATTGCAATTTCAAAACATCTAAGCTGTTCTGCAAAATCTGCGTGTATTAACCCTGATTCTCTAGATTTTATATTGCAAAAGTCAATAGCATCAGCCATCATACGTTTGAATTGTCCAATCTTGTCATCTGCTGATGGATTGAAGTTAATGTGACATCTCTTTTCTCCGAGTGTCAACTGTCTTGGTTCTGGGTTTGTTCCTTCTTGCATAATTAGTCTAAAATTTTACGCCACTTCTTTTGTTCTTCCCAAGGATTGCTTACATAAGCATTAATTTGAGCCATTGCATAATCTGGGTCTTCAAATGCAATTTCTTTACAGCCTACTCTTACAATACAACCTCTACTTAAAAATCTAATGCTGATTTCATACTCACGAAGAGCTTCTTGATTTGATGGTCTGTACTCTGATGTTTTCTCCATCATTGGTTCTTGTGTAGGCATTTCTGCCATTGGTAAGTTTTGTTCTTGCATAATTATAAATTTAATTTGATTGCTCGTAAACTCTAGCCATTGTAACGATGGCGTTAGTGGAAAGGATGGTTACTGCCACACTGATGGCGTTTTGCAAAGCACATCTGGTCACCTTCAACGGGTCAATGACCCCCATCTTAATCAAGTCACCATGCTCACCGGTCTTTAAGTTGTATCCCACATTAAAGTCAATGTGATTTTGGTACACATCGCACGGATTAATACCAGCATTGTCCAATATTTGGTTTAATGGTGCTTGTAACGCCTCTGCAAGGATATTGATTGCGGCTTGTTTCTCGGCCTTGTAAGGCATTATCTCCACGAACATGGGGTCTTGTGTAGCAATGTGGTGCAAAGCTCGCCCAGCGCCCGGTAAAATGCCTTCTTCTAGGGCAGAACGAACGGCACATACTGCATCATCCACTCTATCGTACAATTCTTTTTGCTCCAAGTCGGTGTTTCCACCCACATAAATGACACCAATACCACCGGTTAGGGATGCTATGCGCTCCAATATGAAGTCCTTATCTGCTTTTTTGTTTGCTTGTGCGTGTGCTTGCCACAATTGTTCTACTCGTTGGTCAACTTCGGTCTGATTAGACCGAAGAGACGACTTAATGATGATCGTCTTATCTTGGGACACGATCACTTTGGCTGCATGGCCAAGGTCTGAGTAGTTGATTAAACTCAAATCATCCCCGGTCTTCTCGCTGTAGTAGGTTGCCCCCACACTCACGGCTATGTCCTGCATCAGCTCGTGCTGCTTATACCCAAAACTAGGCGGTTGTACAGCCACAATCTTCAAGTTATTCTTCATCACGTTAGCAGCCAGCGTATTTATCACATTGGTATTGCAAGGCGCTATCAACAAAATCTTTTTATTCTCTTGGATGATTGGCTTCAACACCAACTCCAATTGCAAAATGTTACTAATCTCCATGTCAGCCACCAACACCATCACATCCTCGTACACACACTCATCCTTCTTCTGATCGTTGATAAACAACGGACTTAAATACCCCCTGTCAACTTTCAACCCTAACGTAGTCTCGGCATAAGTCTCAGTAGACTGACTCCTTTCAACCGTCACTATACCACTCTTACCCACATCCTTGTACACCTCAGCAATAATCTGCCCAATGCTCTTATCGTTATTAGCCGATATGGTAGCCACGTCCAACAACATCGAGTTGGTCAACTTCTTACCACCCTTCTTCAACTTGTCCACCACGTAATCACTCACCTCCACCAATGCTCTAAGCAACTCCGTCCGGTTCAACGATGGCGTATTGACTAGCTCCTGTAAGCCACCCATGATAATCGCCTCCGTCAAAACAATACTGGTAGTCGTCCCATCCCCTGCCTCAGTCGCTGTCCTATCAGCAGCCTGCTTAACAATCTTCACAGCCAAGTTCTCAATCGGGTCTATCAAGTCCACTGACTTAGCCACAGTCACCCCATCCTTTGTAACCGTCAATCCATGGGTGTGATTCGGTGACTCAATCAATACCGTGTTGCCGCTAGGCCCCAATGTACTCTTAACTGCTTTAGAAAGTTTCTTGATACCACTAACAAGTTTGGCTCTGCCTTCGTAATCAAATGCCAACTCCTTTGGAGAATAACCAGGATTCATAATTTAAATTCAATTTGATTTATGAAGCAAAGATAAACCATTCCTATACCACATACAAACAAATTTATTGAGACGACTTTGGTCGGATTAGTCGGACGACTTTTTGGGTCGACAAAAACCAACCATGTCAATGATGATGTTAATTTCCCTATCTCTCTCTCTATAATTTCTTAATGCGTAACTTTTTTTTCTGGTGCCAGTTCATTTTCATTTTTAACATTTTTAACATATTTATACTTAACTTATTGATTTATAATTACTTATAAATATCATTTTTAACATATTTTTAACATAGTTTATGTTGAATTCAACATAGAAATATCATAGTATTGTACAATTGTCTTAGTATTGTAGTAATAAGGTATGTTGAAAATTTTTTTTCATGTTGAAATTCTCCAAATTTTTGCCAAAATATGTTGAAATTGGAACCAAATATGTTGAAATTGAGACAAAATATGTTGAAAATCGTCCAAAATATGTTAAAAATGAGACCCATTTTTGGCCTCATTTGAGACCCATTTGGTGGTTAATACGTACCCCATATTCTGTTCCAGAGTATGGGGTATATAGAAACAAAAAGAGGGCCATATAGACCCTCTCCCTGCTCATCCAAATCAGTATGCTATCGCAATCTGTTTGGCATGATAACGATCTCCATCTCATCTTCGCTCTTCTCGGCACGCTTATACGCCTCTGCCATCATCTCAATCTTCTGCTCCTTCATCCGGTCCTTACGCTGCTTAGCGTACTTGCTAATGCCCATCTCGTAACTGGGGCTCTCTTGCATAGTGCCATAGCTCACATGGCTAGCTACAATCTTAAATTTTTCCATGTGTCAAAGATAGTGAATGTTTTTTCATGGGATTATGAAAGCGATCAGATACTTGTACTGCTTGGGATTATTCGAGTGACAAGATAGTTATACTGTTTGGGTAACACCCCCCGTTTTGCAAGCCCGACCCCCACCGAAAAC